TTCTGGGTCGAAATTTTCTTGCCTTTCAATATGGTATGCTGAATATGGGATTACATTATAAACACCATATTTTTCTGAAATTTCTAGTTTAAGGAAAAAGTCACCATATTTACACATTTGGCGAGTCCAAGACCACAAATTAAATTCAACGTTTAAGATATCGTAGAATAAATTGTAAAGGATCTTTTGAATATCATCATCCGAGGATTTGATTTGAAGTACTTCACCCATATCATTTTTAAGAGTACATTCATCAGCAATAATATCAAGTGCAGAAGCAATAATAGCATCTGTATCCATTAAATCATAATCTGAGTAGATGTAAGTTCTTAAATACTGATAGTTCATATTGAACTGAGCTCCGTATAAAGAAGTTGAGGCTGGGTTTTGATAGATACCAGAGAATCTATCCATTAGAGAGTTTGTTTGGAACTCACCAGAGGTTTGAATGTGATCCGTATCGACTACTTTAAGTTGAGTGCCACCAACGTTACGAATTACGACGTCGGAAGAAAATAATCTTTGTAGTCTTTTGAATAAACTAGTATCAGCCATTGTTTTGTTTATTATTATAAATATTACCTAAGAAGCCAACTAATGTCTTCAGTGCCACCATTGCCATACGGATTTTCAATCTTGTATGGATTTTGGGTACCATTAGCATTATAACCACCCTGCCAGCTTACTCTATTGCTAGAGATATTATTTAAAGTAGCTTTAGAGGCTTCTAAATGTTGTGATCTAAATTTGAATGAAGTATCTCTCATAAACATAGCGATACCAAATGCCATAACTAAATCATCATTATATCCTTGCTGTGCTTCCGCACGGCCATTCTTCCACATAAATACTTTCATTTCTTCAATCAAACGTCTTGATTGAATTGTAACATCTTTACCATTAACATACTCTTGAAACTTACCTACAATCATAGGTCGATTTCGAGATGTCATAGTAAAACCAGCTACCATTTTTGATGTATCCATATATTTGTCAAAATACGAATCACTCATTGCGGAATCACTCTTACTTGAATAGAATAGGTTAGTATATCCTCTTTCTATTACAGTTTGGATAGTTGCCCAACCAATAGAAGCATTTTCAATTACAAGTAATGCTTCATTATATTCAGTAGCTATACCTACTAATAAGTGTCCGTATTCTTTAGTGCCGAGTTGACCTTTATACTCAGCGACTTGAGTATTGGTTTCAATGTCGATAACATGGAATGCAGAGTAGTCTTTACCATCTCCACGAGCAACGTCAGCAACCACAAGGTAGGATCTTGAATAATCAGCGGGTTCCCAAATCCATAGATTTTGGTCAGCACCACGTTTTTCAAGTGGATCCTTAATGTATGTTTGTTCATAAAATTGTAAGTATTCAGCGTAGAATACAGTGTCACCTGAGGTGCTAAAATCACAGTCACATTCTTGGGCTGCCATTCTAGGATCACCTAGTAATTCATCTTGTCTATCTCTCCATGATTGGTCTCGTTCTGGGTGAACATACCAAGGTAATTTGATTGGTAAGAAATCACTTTCGCCATTTTCTGCTCTAACCCATGTTTGATGGAACCAGTTACCTGTACCATAAGGAGTAGATAAAGCAATACACCCACCACCAGTAGCAAGTGTTTGTTGAGCTGAGGCCCAGATTTCGCCAATGTTATCAATAAAGGCAGCCTCATCAATTAATAGAAGAGAAACGGCTTCCGATCTACCTGCATCACTTGATGCTGAAGTAGCTTTGATTTGGGATCCGTTATTTAACCTAAGTGTTAATTTGTTATTTTCGTCTGCTGGGATTTTCAGCCATGAAGGTAAATTTTCATACATGAATTTAACCTTCGTAACCATGTTTTTAGCTGTTTCTTGCTTAGTCGCAATACAGAGTACGTTTTTATCCTTTTGGAATAACATCAACCACAGAGAATAACCTGCGCCTAATGTTGAGATACCTAACTGACGGGATTTAAGTACTACGGAATAGGGATTATCTCTAAATAAACGTAATACTTTTTCTTGGAATGGGTATAAATGGAATGGAATACGTCCACGTTGTGGGTGCTGGATAAAACAGTACTTCTTCATGAAGTGTACTGGATCGGAAGCACACTTAATATATTCCTGTTGGATGATTTTTCTTAAATCTTGTTCAGCCATTATTTACCTATTTTCCAGTACATGCGGACTGTATAGACAGGTTGAAATTGTGGGTTTAAACCTATTCCAAAACCGTATGCATTTCTTTTTTTATTAATGTATAATAACTCACCATTAATATTTTGTAATTCTTGATTAGTTGTTCCTACCGAAATACCGCTAAAGAATTCATGTTTGAAGAGGTAAACAGTATTAGTAACTGTAGTTGTTGGGATGAATATGTTGGATTGAACATCTCTCATTGATATTAAGTTACGAGTAACCGTATCATTTATCACAATAGTACCAAGAGTATCAATCTTGATTGTATCTGTATAAAAGTATTTTGCGTAGTAATCTTTTAGAATACTTACAGTATCAATTGGCGCCTGGAAGGTGTCAATGTTTACTACGGTTTTTTTAATGTACTTAGGTACATATTTAGTTTTTGTAACTTCTAGGGTATCCCATTGAGTTACTACTTTTGTAATAACTTCGGGCTCTACTTTAGGAGTAGAAGAGCAGCTTCGTTGTAACAACAATAAAACTGCTAATACTACAATAAGTAAAGTCTGTATGTTTTTAAATAAGACTTTCAAGTTCTTTTTTGATTTTAGTTAACTCCTTCAAACGAGCCAACAAACGCTCTTTTTCTTCACCCTCGGCTTGTTTCCACTTATTAACAGTAGATTTCATTTCCTTAGTGGTATCTTGTAATTTACGAGCTAGAGTTGAAACCGAATCACCTTTTTTAATATCTTTAGCAGACGGTTCTTTTTCGTCATCCATATCAAAATCATCTTCTTCTGTTATTTTAATAACATCATCATCTTCAGCTGCGGCTTTTGCTTTTGCTAAATCTTCAGGAGAAGTTTCAATTGTAGCTTCTTGAAGAACATCTACAATCATTTCTTTGATTTGTTGGGCTAATTCAGAGCGTTTCATACTAGTAATTTAGTTATAAATATTATAAACCTAACTGAAATTTCATTTGTTCAATACGTTGTTCCGTAGGACCTTCAAGAATGCCGTAGTTTTTGATACGGTGTTTCTGTTGGCTTAAAATATGGCGAATAATTACATCAATTTCATTTCTATACTCTGCATCAGTTTCTCTAATACCATTATCTTCAATTTCTACACCTTCTGGTGAAACATAGAAAATGTAATCGTATTCTTTAATCAAACGGATAGCGTAAGCATAAAATGCTTCTTTATCAGTCCAATCCATTGATTTAGAAGCTTGAGCAAATGCCATTACATCAATTACAGTGCGATCTGTAATAATATTTTCTTGGATGAGTTCACTTGCACGTTCTGCTAGAAATACTGTTTGTCCTTTAAGTGTTGAATCAGTATTTAAGGGAATACCTTGTGACATTAAGTATTTAGAACGTTCAGTTCTAAACATATAATCCTTAAATTCAGGTAACTCCTGTAAAGCATGAACAAGTGTAGTTTTACCTACACTCATTGTTCCGCATAATCCTATTTTCATACGTCTTTATTATCTAACCATTTACGATACACTCTATAGCTATCACTATCAAAATGTTCTGTTGAAACCTCAAACAAAATACCATCAGTTAAAGCCATTACTTGGTGTGGTTGGCCTGGGAATTGTCTTACGGAATCACCTTCACGTAGTTGTTCTTCGTGAACTTCACCAGTTTCAGTATCAATCCAGCGATATAAAAATTCACCTTCTTGAACGTACCAAGTCTCGTCTTTAATTAAGTGGTAGTGCATGCTAAAGTTACAACCTTTCTTGAACACAAGCAATTTACCACAATAGAGTTCGTTGTTTTCGAATATAATTTCGTGTCCCCAACCTTTAGGAACATTACATTCTTTACATTCTTTAGCGTTAATTACAATAGGTTTTTCCATATTACATTCGTGCTGTGCCTCGTAATGTAGCACTTTTATACCAAGGGAGACCTTCTCTGTCTTGGCGGGTTTCTGTCCATTCATCTTTAGTCATCTCAATACCATAAAGGTAATAAGACTTTTTTAATTCAGTTTCTTCACCTTCAATTGGGTCAATTGCGGGACCATCCCAATTGTGATACTTCCAAGCATCAGTTCCACTCTCTCTAAAGAAGTGATGGTATGCTCCATTATTACGCATACGTCTTACTTCATAAAATAATTCTTTCTTAGCCATAACTTATTTATTAAAATGTAATATTATCTCCCATATGATTGTCCCATTCGCAAATATACGAACCATTTTCTACTTTGCAAAATCGCCCTAGAATATCTTCAGCAACATATGTGCCTTGAGCACCTGAAACTGTAATACCACGAGCTGATAAAGCATCACCTACAAAGTGAACATTATCAAATTGGTTTAGTGCTAGATTTTTATAATCTACAAGTGGTTCAGGTGAAAGATATTTAACTTCTGGGATGTAAATTCCCCAATCGTCTTTAAGTGTTGGGAATACTTTTTTCATGTCCTCAATAAAGTCCATAATGTAAGTCCAATATTCACCCATTACATTCTCTACTCCACTCAAGTTATCGATTTGGTATGAACGAACATCTTCACCTTCTGAAGTTGTTGAGGGGATACGAGTTGGAGAATAATATAAACCAGTATTATTAAATTGGAGTTTTTGAACTACTTCACGTGCCCATTTAAATGGTTCTTCAATACCATTGATTTCCATCAAGATACCGAAATTAGTCATATTGTTTCTAAACGCTTCATCTTTTTTAGCGTGCCCATTGTATGAGTGGTTACCATACGTTTCTTCAACAGCAACATAGGCTGCATTGTTATTTGTACAGAAAGAGCGTAGTGAAACACCTTCATCCTCGAATTTACGATACAATTTGAAATCGTAACTAATGTCGATCAACTTTTGGAAGTGATGTTGGGGAGCTTCAAAACGTACACCAATTTGTACTGGTTTTGGTTCAGTTGGGAATGAGTATTGATCAGCTAATGCTTTACCAAAGTCGATACCTGATTTACCAACTGCAAAGATTAGGCGGTCATATTTTATTGTTTCTTTTGGAGTATTCCAATCACAATATACTTCTTGGTTATCAAAATCAATTGCAGTTACTTTAGTTTCCCAAATAAATTCTACACCTTTCTCAACTAGGAAATCGTACCAATTTTTCCCGATTTCATGTAGATAATCTGTACCAACGTGCCATACTGGGAACAAACGCAAACCAAAATGTGGTTTAATAAAATCAGGTTCTGCTTGAGGATCTGAACATTGTACTTCTTCTGGTTTAGGGTGGAAACGTTTAAAGTTGTTGATTACCTCATCAAACAACTCCATTGCTTTATCTTCTCCACAATACTTAGACATATGACCTCCAATAGCAGTGTGGTAAGTTAATTTACCATCGCTCCAACCACCAGCACCTAAAAAGCCCTCCATTACTTCGGAATACTTTCTTTCATATGGACTTTTACCCATATCAATGATAGTGATAAGTTCACCAGGATAACCATTATCTACTAGTTTAGTAGCAGCATTAACGCCTGCTACTCCAGCACCTACGATTACAATTTTCTCCATTATAGAATTTTAATTTTTAACCCCTAAATATACGAAAAATATATTGGGGAATCAAGTTGTTGGGGCCACAGCTCCCGAAAAAATTTAACTTGAATCGACTGGCTATGAATCAGTCTAAATGTATTTTGAGTGTTAATTTACCAGTGCCTTTTATAACACGGTGCCACTCATGACGTTTTATAAATATACGATCTTTAAAGGAAATAGGCAAAGAATTATCAAATTGAAATTTCCAGTTTGTTTCTCCTATTATTTCTATAGTACGATCTTCATCATCCCGATGCCACATTAACTCAATAGGGTCAATGTTTTGGGAAAATTCTCGGATAATATACTTATTATTGACTTCTAAATCAACATAAGGACGATCACCAGAATCCTGTGAAGCTTGATTTGAGTCCGAGTAGTTTTGCATAACGTGGTAGTCTACAGCTCCAGTATGAAGCTTTAGTTTTGTCCTTTTTATTAGCACAATCGTGACGCTTAGCGAATGCTTGACGTGCTTTTGGGTTATTGATTTTAGCTTTTAAACCGCCTGAACCAAAACGTACTGTTTTAATTTTCTTGGTTTTAGGATCTTTAACATATACCTTATAAGCTTTACCACCTGAAGAGTCGCGCATTGGTTTACCAATTTTTTTCTTAGCTTCTTCGTTAATTTCAGTTTCATCTAAAGCATCAATTTCTTTTTGATGTTTAGCATAGAACTTTTGAGTTTTTATTGGAAGATTAAACATAGGTAAACCTTCTTTTTTAAAACGTTTGATTTGGTTAATCATACGTTGCTCATAAGTGCTGTAAGCTTCATCAATTTCCTCTTCTGTTAACTCGATAGGGAAATCTAATGGTACTTTTTTACCCTCAAACATACCAAAATTACCAAGATCTGTTTCAGTTAATACCTCTAAATCATCACCTTGCACCTCAAGGATGTTACGTGCGTATAAAGCGCGGGCTTCAGCCCATAAATTGAAATACTCAGTCGATCCAGCACGGAATACGTGCTCAGTAAGAGGTAATGCGTTATCCATGTGATATTTCAAACCCTCAGAAAGGATTTGTTTGGGCGCTAAACTTTCATTTAACACCACAGGCTTTTGAGCACTACAAGTTCCACATCCACAGCTACACATACTTATAAATATTATTTAATTGCTTCGTCGTACGAAATTTCAATTCTATTTCCTGTAATAGCACCATTTTTATATGCATGGTCTCTATTATAAACAATAGGACGTAAACCATTAGTAGCAGTACGAGTTACATCGTGTCTAACTACTAAAATTGGTTCATAATCTGTCCCTTCAATATCCGATAATTCACTCATTACATACCCTGAATCTATAGTAAGAGTATTGTTAGAGAATTTAAAATCGTTTTTAGTGAAAGTTTTTTTAACAACTACTGTTTTAGGATCATCTGTTCCA